CATCAAAATCAGTCATTAAATCCTCATATTTCAATTCTAAGAAGTTCGTCATATAATAATCCCATTTATAGATATCTGTAATTGTATTAAAACTACTCTCCACATAAAGGTCATTCTTCATTTCAAAAATAATCCCCTGCTCTTTCGTCAGGCGGTTCAATAACTTCTTATAAGTTTCATTTCCATATTCCTCAATCTTCTTGTTCGCCCATGGTTCAATCGTCTTTTTGTGATACTCATACGCGCTCACAATAATTGCGCAAGGGTTCCGTATCATATGCGTCCCAATAATTGGGCGGTCTATCTTCGAAAAATCAATATGGCTATGATGTTCAACCCATACATCCGTTGTCGGTTCCAATTTATCCTGTGCGCAATATTGATATCTCATCCCGAAATAATTACAGACTGCCCTTAATATTTTCTCAATGACGACAGTTCCCGTTTTGTGATGACAGCAGTGTATAATTAGTGGGCGCTTATTCGCATACTCCCTATACGCATCCGATTGAATAGCTCGGCGTCTAATCAGTAATTGCGTAATCTCATCTTTAATGTGCGATTCCATCTTATAAAATAATAATAAATTTAATTGTAATAATAACCGAGGTTCGATTTCCTACTCCTCTGAATCTTCGGTCTCATCCCGAACACGGATTCCAGTGAATCCCTTTCCTCGGGAAAGTCCTCCAATCTTAATATTGTTCTTAAATTCGACTTCATAGTTCGCGAAGCAAGTCTTCATTTTCTCAATGAATTCAGTCTGTGTAATAGGAGACCGCTTACCTCCGCTAATATGCTCCTGATAGTAATCCTTGAACATCGAAAACAAGTCCCGAATAATGATTCCATCACACGCATTTTCCGTAATCTCAATCTGTTCTTCCAGAAACTCGCTATAACTATCCTGATTCTTCAACATCCGCGAGGAGTTCATAGAAACCAGCGGGGGAATAACCAGCTTCTGGTTGTTCGCAATATACATTTTGACATAGTCGAGCAAAATGAGCATATACTGTTGGCGGTATTGAATATTGTCCTTCAATTTCGGCTTTAAGTTCGGGTCCGCCCTAAACTCATTCACCTTCTTCGGCTCATGCATAACGAACCTGTTCGGGAAGTTAATTCCCACATATCTACGGATAAAACCGCCATCATGAACATCCTCAATCTTAGGCATCTTATTACAGAGCATAACCAGCGTGAATTTCGGGATATCGGTCATCTCCGGATTCGGAGAATGCGCCTTCCTAATTTGAATCTTATCCCCACCAGTAATCTCCTTAATGAAATCGATGTTTAGCTTCTTCTCATTGGGCGGTTCATTCACCTGAACATACCGCTTCTTGAAAATACTAATCAACTTCGAATTGTGGCCCTCCTGCGAGTTGCTAATATTCGTGATATATGAATTATCCAAAATACCGGCGTAGTCTCCCAGCGAGTTATCGTGTAGGGTAGTAATAACACCCTTACCATTTCCACCGGTTCCCTCAAAATTGACGAAGAGCTCATTCTTATTCGTTCCAATGAGCGTTGAGCTCAAAAAGAGGAGTGCGAACTCACAAACGTCTGCGTTGGGAAGCGATTTCTGGAACAAGTCCATAATCTCATCACGGATGGACGGTATAACTTCTGGGGAGTAGTCGTATCCAGTTGAATAACTGATTTTATCATCCGGTTTCTGGTCGCGAAAGAGGCCCGATTTCAAGTCATAGACTCCATTATTGAAGCCCAGCAAATGATTGTCCATATCGAGCTCCTTGTGGAAGTTCTCGTCGTAGAACACTTCCTTACACTCATTCATTACTGAATTCTTGTAGGTCGCGCTACTGAGAGTGTGAATAGATTTCTCACAAGCCATCTTCATAACTTTCGTTGGATCGCTCTCGGGAATCATATCTCCAGATTGTTGCTCAGTGTCCGCAATTTTGGTGCTCAACATCGCGCTATAACGGAGGAGGGCCCCCTTGACGTGGATTGTTATGTCCTTCAAGAGGGGAACCGGTTCATCCAATACTTGCCAACGGTTCGTATAACGATACCAGACGCCCTTCGAATACTTGTATTTTTCTGACAAGATGTGATGGGCCAATTCTGCGTAGTCCGTATGTGTATTACGGAAACTGCGACGAATATAATTCGTCAGGTCGTCTTCCCCAGCGTATTTCTCGATGGTCGAAAAATACTTCTCAGGGTTGTCGTGCCACGCCATTCTCCGGAGGGAACCAATTTTTGCTTGGTTTTCCTTGGGATATGTTGCGTATTTGTGCCAGAGGCGCTCACAATGGGCCTCATCATATTTCGATGATTGGGATGACCATTCTTTCCATATGCTGATTAAGTTGTCATCAATATTGTGAAGGATTGCTCCAATACGGAACCAGTCATTGTAATCTTCTACACGGACCGGCTTCAATAAAGAGAGGAGCGCCTTCAAATACTCTGGGCTCTTCTTGGAGACGAGCTCTTCAATCAAGACTTCGACTTCGCTGGGCTTTTGTTCGCCCAGAATGTCGTCGAGTCCTTTCTTCTTCTTTTCGTTCTCTTTCTCAATAATTGAATCAATGAGAGTTTCCTTCTCTGGAAAATTGTTTTGGAGAGAGAGAACTTTGAGGAGTTGGACATTTATTTCTGGAAGTTCCATCTCATCCATATTCATATCGAATATGCGAGTGAGCTTATAGGTTTGAGACGACGGGGATTTCTTGCTCCCGAACATAATAATATTATTACGCTCGACGACGGCTTCATCAATAATACTCTGGATAGATGAAGTGGATGTTGCCAAAATGGGGTCTTCGCTCATTTTATCAACGACGAACTTCCGGAGCCAGTGCTGGGCGCTGTATTTGATACAGATGAACGGGAACATTATATGAATCCCGTCTTTAAGGACGTTCCGTTTCTCATCGAAGTCGGGGTGGTCCTTTTCAAGAACGTATGCGTATGATTCTTTCTGTTGGAGGGTATTCCCGAACAATTCCTGAAATCCGGCGTAATAAGTTTGTAATACACGAGTGAGGAAATCGTCGTCATACTGGCGGGAATCGTATCTTTCGGAGTCGTGTCGCAAATCAATATCTACGAACACTTTCGAAAATTTCTCGGGGTGCTTCTCTGTTAGGAATGAATCATTTGCTTCCGTAATAGTGTGATTGAAATAGACGGACCAAAACTTATCACGTTCGGACGGTTTAATTTTATATAAACCGCCCATCATAGATGTGTGGGTTGGGCCTTCTTCTTTATTCACTTGGTGGTCAATTAAATAGCGCTTCATTTTATTTTAAATGATTATCGGTCAGATAAAAAATCAATTTTTACAATTTAATACTGGGAGTTATAAGAAGAGTTTTAGGATGCGTTATTGGAAATATTGTGTTATTATTTAAAAATTGATGGTAAAATCATTCAAAATTTTTATAGAATTGCTATCCACGTGTTTATACAAAATGTCGAATCTTTCGCCACAATCAACAAATGGAACTGAATTGTTTAATTCAGGCAAATCTCTCCCTAATGGGGATAGGGATAAAAAAACACAATCGCCGACGGCCATTGATCTTATCAATGCCTTAAATATGGCTAAGCTTGCTAAGGCTAAGTCTGATCAGGCTGCTAAGGATGCTCAGGCTGCTCAGGCTGCTCAGGCTGCTCAGGCTGCTCATGCTGCTAAGGATGCTTCCGCAAAGGCTGCTTCCGCAAAGGCTGCTTCCGACAAGGCTGCTGCCGACAAGGCTGCTATTCAGGCGAAGATTATGCTTTTAAATCAACGCAGGCAAGAAGCTTCAGAAAAAGCCGAAGCTTTTCGCGAATTGAGACTCGAGGCCTATAATAAGGCCTTATCAAAATGGCAAACCGAGCTTCAAAATGCCGAATCTGACCTTTCACACATTCGAGAAGGAACAGGAACTGCCTACGAGCGTTATCGAGATGCGATCCCTTACGCTCGATATTCGAAAAAGCATGACGAACTCTTAAAAGAATGCGAAGATCCAGACGAAGGCGTCGCGGAAGCGGCGAACAAACTTATGCTGATGGTCAGGGAGTACAATCAAATCTTGGCAGATAAGTCCAAGAAGGTCGAAGAATTAGTTCGTCCGGAACACCCTGATGATGAGGATCGGAATAGATTTTCCAAATTCTTTGAAGAATATCCCAAATTGGAGAATATTCTTGAAAGATTGCTTCTTGGATACGAAATCAATGCCGTAAAGGTTCTTTTCGCTGGGATGGATCCCAATCACTTAGCAAATTGCGGACAATTGTTCATTCTTAATCATTCAGATGATAAGATTTCCTTGAATCTAGAATTCTTACCAAAATATGATCAGTTGAAAGACAGTGCTCGTTTTGGAAAACAAGAGTTTCTGTTTCACACCTTAAAGAAGATACTCTTCAAAATGGTGTTCGGAATTCTTCTTCCTCTCGTTGATGAGTCATCTGGTCTCACGTTGAAGAAAATCCTTTGGAATTCATTCTACTGTTGGCCGAAGCATATTCCCAACAGGGACTCGGAAATCGAAAATCATGACAGACTTCTTCTGAAAAAGCTTGAAGAGTATGAACTCCTCAAAGCCCAAAGACGTAAGAACGTCGAAATGAGCATGGAAATGTTCGATGAATTCTCGCGACAATGCCAACAGCATTCGGAAGAAGAACTTCAAAAAATTTCACACGGGACAAAGCTACGTGAGTTTCTTCTGAATCCAGAAAATACCGAGCTCTTCAAATATCTCTTAGACTTCGGACTGCATGCGAACAATTCCGCTTGGGAAAATCCCAAGTCACCAACACACCAACTGAAGTTATTTCTGAATCAAATAAATTTGGGAGTTTATGAAATGGCGATTCCCTTTATGCAGGAAATTGGAATAATTTCCCATGATGAGCATCTGATTCCAACTCAGAGAAATAAAAACCGGAAGGCTTATCCGCTCGTAATGAAGCAGGATGACGATGAAGAGAAGGCTGATTCTGAAGCGAAGGCTGCTGCTGAAGCCAAGGCTGCTGCTGAGGCCAAGGCTGCTGCTGAGGCCAAGGCTGCTGCTGGCGCCAATGATGATTCTGAAGCGAAGGCTGCTGCTGGCGCCAATGCTGATTCTTCGAATCCCCGCGAAAAATGTTGTATTTTCAGTCTGTTTGGAGACTACGATAAAGTGATGTCGAGAGAAATGAAAAGCAAAGACAAAGGGTCAGAATCTTCTCCAAAAAATGAAACTGCGAGTTTTCTTTCATTAGAACGACCGATATTCATGACTCAGTCCATTCTGAAATATTATACTCCCATGATTGACTTGGGTAAAATCAAAGATATCTCCACAAATACAAAGATAACGAAAGAATCTCTGACGTTCGCTTTTGCTGCTGGAGTGAACACCTCTGTAACAAGGCTCACTAAAATTGCGGCTGTGCTTGATACAATCAAATCACCCCAAAAAGTGAAATCTTTTGAGGAAAAGAGGATTGAACTGCTAGAACGGCTTAATGCGAAACAGCAAGAACTCAAAAAACAAGCTGCTTCATCTCTCCAGCCTGTTCCCGATGAAAATCCTTTTTTCAAAGAGGAAGATCGCAAGTCCCTTATCGATCCGGAAAACCTTGATGTACAGGATGCTGGTTTTTTTCTTGCTAAGATAAAGAAGAATCGCACCCCCCCAACAGATGAATAAAACGGTTTCGCCTCCACGGGGAGGTTCCGTTTTTTACTAGCTTTTAGCTCGTGTTATAAAAATATAATATATTATTATAATAAATGAAAACAGATGATATTTTACCCCAACCTATGATAAAATGTGGGATTCAATATAATTGTATTTCAGATTCCATAATCTACGTATTACAATTTATAAAACTACTCGATGATAATATCGGTAAAAAAATGAGTCTCAATCAGAAGATATCACCCCAACTTATCCAAAAAACAATGGAAGTTTATAAACAATTCTCAAAGCGCTTTTTTAGTAAGAAGTCGGTCGATTGTATGAAAAAAAACTGTAATATGAAGAAGAATATTCCCGAACTTACCAAATTAATAAAAAGTTTAGAGATATTTATAAATGGTCATCGCGCGATATCAAAAGGATATAAAATTAAACCAAGCGCCCAAAATCCACAAGTTAGTGTTGAGCCTTATATTAAATTCATAATGAAGTATATTGATGTAATCAAAGTATTACATAAAATCGTAGTTGATATTGATAAAAAATACAAAAAGTATTTTTGAAGAAATAAAATAACTCTACGCATCAAGCTGATGTTTCCATCCCCACGCAATAATTGATATACGTCCTTCTTGTGAGAAGTTATCCGGATGAATCGGTAATATTCCGTGTTTCCAGTTGACATTTATATCTCTACAAAAAGCGTAAGCGCTACCATTTGGACAAGGAAACGCCACAGTTCTCTTACTATTATTCTCTTGGAAAGCAATTTCCCGTGTCTTCCCAAAACTTACGCCAACCGTCATGTTTTGAACTTTTGCTTTATCCTCTTTGACAGCACTCGCGTCGTGATGGAACGGCTTCCAGTCCGAGCTATCTTGATACCAATTACAACGCGTCGCCTTAATATCCATATCGAAATATGTAGCTATTCGGTTTATAACCATGTTAAAAGTAGGACATCTCTGCTTCCAGTTCGTCTTATCGTCGGCGATGAGATGCGTATCTCCATGCCACAGCTTGAATATTTCTCCACCACATTTCACCATTTCATCCACTAATTTCTCGTATATCATTGGTCCTTGAATAAAATCCGGAATCAATATTACATCCCGCGTTTGAATATCCTTGCTAAATTTAGTTTGGCTTGTATCAACAATAACTCTCATATCACACGGCTCGTAATTCGGCTCAAACTCAGTTGTGTTCTTTTTATGACTACCACTATAATTTCCTGCTTCTCCACTAATGAAATGATTCTTTTTACAATCGGCGCCCCACTTACAGGCTCCCCCCTTCCAAAATCCATAACAAAGATTCTTGTCATGGATATAATTACACGGATTACGAGAACACTTGTGGTTCATAAAATCGCGACATACTTTATCCATATAAAATGATATCGTGATTTCTTTATACTATTTATAACTTAAAGAATTCTGACTATTATTCATAAACAACGAAAATGAACAATATTAAAATAGAAACAGCAATTCTTGAAGAATGGAAAAAAGATGACACATTCAAGAAGCAGTTAGAAAAGAACAAGGAAAATCCAACAAAAGTATTTTATGACGGCCCTCCTTTTTGTACTGGTAATCCCCATTATGGTCATATCGTCGCGAGTACAATCAAAGACATATTCCCCCGCTATTGGGCGATGACTGGATATAATGTCCCCCGAAGATGGGGATGGGATTGTATCGCCGAGGGGACCGTCATTAATTTGGACAATGGAACTGGCCTATTTATTGAAGACCTCTTCGAATATTCCGGTTCAGTCGCAACGTGTGTGATTTCAGAAAAAAGCGTCTCCAATCGCACATCATCAAATTTCATATGTAAGGGCGACCGCGAATGTATCGAGCTCTTTTTCGATAATAACACATCCCTTGTTTGCACACCGGACCATCGTTTATATACGGACTATGGTTGGATGAAAGCGGGAGAAATTCAAGATGAGATACTATACGCAACGCCAGTAAATCCGGTTCCATATTATTATATGAATACGTATAATTGGACGATTCAGACAAACTCATTCGTGTTATCATGTAGCAGTTTGGACAATAAAATGAATTGTTTAGCATATTTCCGTTTATTCGGATACGTTAGCGGAAATGGTTTCGCCAATAATAATAAAATTTACGTATTATTCCGTCATGTTCCTGATTTATTTTTGAGAGATATCGCCCTATTTACGAGCGATGAAGTCTCTATAAAATATGAACCCACTTTTTTAAAATATATGGTTGAAATTCCAGATGTTCTTACTGCGTCATTTATTCAAATGGGGATTGATAAAATTATTCCGGCGGTTGTATCAAACGTGGAAACCCCTCTATTTTTAAGATATGAATTTTTATCAGGATTCTTCTCTGGTTTGTATTCAAA